AAACACGCTGGTATAAAAAACCTACAGCAGAATTTACATATGCTGTCGCACTAGATCCTAGTATGGGTACAGGAGGTGACTATGCCGCGATACAAGTATATGAATTACCAAGTTATACACAAGTTGCAGAATGGCGTCACAATACTACAGCAATACCTGCACAAATAAGAATACTTACAGATATATGTACCTATATACAAACAGAAACAAAATCTACTAACAACATTTACTGGTCAGTTGAAAACAACGGTATTGGTGAAGCGTGTCTACTTGTAATAAACGACTTTGGAGAAGAGAATATACCAGGCCTATTTGTAAGTGAGCCAATACGTAAAGGACATGTACGTAAGTTTAGAAAAGGATTCAATACTACGCACAGCACAAAGATCACTGCATGTAGTAGATTAAAAACAATGATTGAAAATGATAAAATGACTATTAATAGTAAAGTATTGATAGGCGAACTAAAGGGCTTTATTGCAAGTGGTAGTAGTTATCAGGCTAAATCTGGGCAAACAGATGACCTAATCAGTGCTACATTACTAGCAATAAGAATGATGGCTGTGCTGAAAGATTGGGATCCACGTATATATAATACGTTCAATCAAGCAGAACTAGAGGACGAGTACGAACCACCGATGCCTATTTTTATTAGTGGTTATTGATAAATACTAGTATGAAGAAGTTAGAAATAATAGCAGATGAACTTTTTAATAAGATCAGGGGAAGATATCCAAAAATCACCCTTGGTGATTCTGATAGCACTATAGTAAATGATCCAAAATCAGCAAGATTTTTTGAATTTGAAGTTGCTCCAGATAGAAAAGTAAATGTTACTCTTGACGAAGAGTCACTAACAATGCTATTTAATGATAAACTATTTGACGAAAGTGAAACAACGCAAAGGGATGGTTGGTTTAATTTTTTAAAAGAGTTAAGACAATTTGCTAGAAAAAGAATGTTAACATTTGATACAAGAGATATAACTAAATCAAATTTAGACAAAAGAGACTTTGCATATCTATCACAAGAAAAGTCCGGAGATAAACAAATGAGCGAATCTAAGATGTATGGTACTAGCCAAACTAGTTACCAAAATATAGGTAATGCAAGACTAGTTGTCAAGCATAGCGAACCAGTTGGAGAATCAGGAAATAGAAATAGCAAAATACATGCTATCTATATTGAAAGTTCCGCTGGCGAAAAATTTAAATATCCATTCAAACATATGAATGGTGCAAGAGCGGCCGCTAACCATGTTAGTGAAGGCGGCAACTTATATGACGATATAGGTAAACACATTGTTTCACTAAGTGAAGAATTATCAAAATTACGTAAGTTTAAGACATACATGAATCGCTCAAATGTAATGGCTGAAGGCTTAGGTACTTATTTAGATGTAGTAAATGCAAGAATAGACACTGTTAAGGAAACTGTATCAAAATTACAGCGTACAAATTACTACAAATCTTTTGTTGAAAATTTCGCACCCAACACAACAGAAGAAGTTCCAGAAGACGTCCAGAGTGACTGGATCGATCAGCTAACTATTAAGCAGTTCAATGAAGAACTAAAGGGAGTGTTCCCTTACATATATAAACTTGTAAGCGAGGCAAATGCAGTGAAAGAATTAGGACCAGAAGATTTATTAGGTGAAGAACTTAAAGATAAAGAAGATTACCAAGCAAAGAAAAAAGCACTTCAAGACATCCAAATGGATCCTAACACAAATAAAGACGAAAAACTTAAAAAAGAATTAATGAAAAAGAAAGCAGATTTAGACTCAGAAGGCAAAGAAAAAGGATACAAAGAAAGTATTGATGATTTCTTTGAAAACCTTATGGGACAATTCGGCGATAACGTATGTGAAGAATGTGGCAACCCAAGTTACACTACTTTACCAGAAGAAAAGCAAAAAGGCGTTGACGGCAAAGTATGTTGGAAAGGCTACAAGCGTATGGGCACTAAGAAAAAAGGTGGCAAGACTGTAGACAACTGTGTTAAAGTAGGCGAAGACGAATTTGATGCAGATGAAGGCAATGCATACGCACACAAAGTACGCCAGGCTAAAATGAACGGCAAGAAAAAAGGCGACGAAATTGACGGTCCGGACGGCGAAAAGATTAAGTTAGAAAAGGACGAAAAGACACCATTAGGTGAGTTCATTCTATCATATTTTGATAGAGAAACTGGGCAGTTTCCAAAAGGCGAAACAGCAGTATTAACAATGGTTGAGAAAGATTATGGTGATCAATATGTTAGACCAGCGTCTAAGTTTATTGAAAGTATATACAAAACATTTGAAGCATACGGCGAAAATCAGGCACCAATACAGCAAGAAGAACCAGAAGAACTCGAAAGAATTAGGGACTTAGCAGGTCTTTAATAAAAAAAGTCAAAAAAACACTTGACTTTTAATTTAAACTCGTGTATAGTACTAAATGTGCTATATACAATTAGGCACAAAGCACATAGGCAACAATATAGGAGGCAAAACTATGGCATCATTAGCAGAAATTAGAGCTAAACTAAAAGAACAAGAATCACGCACAAGCGGTAATTCTTCAGGCGGCGGCGACAACGCAATTTACCCATTTTGGAATATGAAAGAAGGAGAGACAAGTACTCTACGTTTCCTTCCAGATGGCGACAGTAACAACACCTTTTTCTGGCAGGAACGTTTGATGATCAAACTTCCATTTGCTGGTATCAAAGGTGACACAAGTTCACGTCCTACACAGGTACAGATTCCATGTATGGAAATGTATGGTGAAACTTGCGAAATTCTAAATGAAGTTCGTGGATGGTTTAAAGATCCAACTCTTGAAGATATGGGTCGTAAATATTGGAAAAAGCGTTCGTATATTTTCCAAGGATTTGTAACAGACAATCCACTTGCTGAAGATAAAACTCCAGAAAATCCAATTAGACGTTTTATTATTGGTCCACAGATTTTCCAAATTATCAAAGCGGCATTGATGGATCCAGATATGGAAGAACTGCCAACAGATTATACTGCTGGTGTAGACTTCCGTCTTGCTAAAACAAGCAAGGGTGGATACGCAGACTATTCAACAAGTAACTGGGCACGTAGAGAGCGTCCACTTACTGATGCTGAAATGAATGCAGTCAACGCAAATGGTTTGTATAATTTGAGCGACTTCCTTCCTAAGAAACCAGGTGAAGTTGAAGTTAAAATCATGAAAGAAATGTTTGAAGCATCAGTAGATGGTGAAGCATTTGATATGGATCGTTGGGGACAATATTTCCGTCCAGCGGGTGTAGCACAACGTACAGGTGATCCGAATACGACTCCTGCGGCTACTACGCCAGCACCAACTGCTCCAGCGGCAACACCAGCGCCAGAAGCGGCACCTGCTCCAGTAGCAGAAACTGCTCCGGCTCCTGAAGCAACTCCAGCACCAGCGGCTGAAGCGGCTCCAGCAACAGGTGGCGATGCTAACGACATTCTCGCAATGATTCGTGCAAGGCAATCACAGTAATATATACAGTGGGGGAGCAATCCCCCACTCAAGGCTAAACAGGAGATATCATGGCAACAAAGGCGTTTGATCCGAGTAAGTTTCGGACACAATTAACGAAATCGATCACAGGCATGAGTGCAGGATTTAATGATCCTACTGATTGGATTTCTACAGGTAACTATGCACTCAACTATCTTGTATCAGGAGACTTCCACAAAGGTGTTCCACTAGGCAAAGTAACAGTATTTGCAGGTGAATCTGGTGCAGGTAAATCTTATATATGTGCAGGTAACATTGTAAAACATGCACAAGATCAAGGAATCTTTGTAGTTCTTATTGACTCAGAGAATGCACTTGATGAAAGCTGGCTACAAGCATTAGATGTAGATACGTCAGCAGAAAAACTACTTAAACTTAATATGTCAATGATTGATGATGTAGCAAAGACTATATCAACTTTTATGGCAGATTACAAAGCAATGGATGAAGAAGAACGTCCTAAAGTGTTATTTGTAATTGATAGTTTAGGTATGTTATTAACACCAACAGATGTTGACCAGTTTAACAAAGGTGATATGAAGGGTGACATGGGTAGAAAACCTAAGGCACTTACATCACTTGTAAGAAACACAGTTAACATGATTGGCTCACACAACGTAGGACTTGTATGTACTAACCACACATATGCATCGCAAGATATGTTTGATCCAGATGATAAGATATCAGGTGGACAAGGCTTTATCTATGCATCATCTATTGTAGTAGCAATGAAGAAATTGAAACTAAAAGAAGATGAAGCAGGTAATAAAATTAGCGAAGTACGTGGTATTAGAGCAGGTTGTAAAGTAATGAAGACTCGTTATGCAAAACCGTTTGAAGGCGTACAAGTTAAAATTCCTTACGAAACAGGAATGAATCCATACAGTGGATTAGTTGACTTGCTAGAGAAAAAAGGCATGTTAGTTAAAGACGGTAATCGACTAAAGTATGTAAATTCAGAAGGCGAAGAAATGAAAGAATATCGTAAAGTTTGGGAAGCAGGCGGAGATGTGCTTGACAAAGTTATGATGGACTTTACAGCCAGAGAAAACTCTGTGATGGAAAATGAGGAATCCGAGGTAAATACCGAAGACGAACCAGTAGCTATTACAGAGGAATAATAAATGGATAATGCATCACAAATCGTAGACACGTGGCTGTTATATAAAGAACATGCTGACAAAAAGCACATTGAAATTTGTGCTGAAAAGTATGTAGACTTAATTGCTGATTACGGTGCTACTGATATGATCTTGAGAGAGTGTATCGGTAACTGTGATTTCTTAGATGACGCCATACGATATTACTTAGATATTGATGACGATGACGATGATTACATTGACAATGACTGGGATGAATAATGGGTTGGTATAGTGAAGTTTCACGAGATGTGTCTAAAATACCTGACGCTATTGCACATTACGAAAATGAACTAATAGAAGCTCGTAAAGAGTGTAAGTTAGTAGGCAACGTAGAAAAGTCATCTGCCGCCATGCCCGGTATTGTTGAGCATCGCTTTAATCAACTGCAAGAAATTGAAGCAATACTAAACTACTTAAACATTGAATTGCGTAGACTACGTAGTTCATACTTTAAGAAATATCTTGAAAATTATCAACGAGCTCTGTCTAGTCGTGACGTAGAAAAATACGTTGACGGCGAGGCAGACGTTGTTGACTATGAAAAGATTATTAATGAATTTGCACTTATGCGTAATAAATGGCTAGGTGTATTGAAAGCTCTTGATCAAAAACAATGGCAAATTACTAACGTTGTTAAATTAAGAGTAGCAGGAATGGAAGACGCTAGTTTATAATGATATCAGATGATTACAAAAAACAAATAGAAAAATTACATAGTAAAAAAAATTGGGGGACAACATCTACCTTAGGAAAAAAATGCCAAGAAGTAATAGAGAAATATAATCCAAAGTCTATATTAGATTTTGGTTGTGGCAACGGA